TGGCTCGAGAGGTCCGACTGGGACCCCATGGGAGCCGGGTACCCCTGCGGGGTGGCTCCCATGGGACCCCACTGGCTGCCCGAGCCGTAGGCCCCGTACGGGTCGCCCGAGCCGTACGCCCCGTACCCGCCGGCGCCGCCGTACGGGTCGCTCGGGTAGCCGTACTGGGCCGCCCACTGCGAGGCCAGGTCCGACTGGCTGCCGGAGCCGTAGGCGCCGCCGTAGTCGGCGCCGCCGCCGGCCGAGTTGAGCCCGACCATCGAGCCGGGCGTGCCGAGGTAGCCGCCCCACGGGTCGGACATCGCCGCCTGCTTGTACGCCTCGGGGTCGCCGCCGTAGGCGCCGCCCATCTCGGGGTAGGCCCCGCCGCCCGCCACCATCGAGCCGCTCGGATAGCCGCTGGTCGGGGCCGGCTGCGCCGTCGGCGCGGGCATCCCGCCGACCTGGGTGGTCGGGAACGACCAGGGCGCGGTCGGCATGTTGACGGGCGCAAATCCCCCCGACGGGAACGCGGGCAGCGCCGAGAGCGGCGGCGGGGTGTACGGCGTCATGGTCGGCATGGCGGGCATCTGCGAGAGCGGCGGCGGCGCGTAGCCCGGCATGGTCGGGAACGCGCCGACCGCGCCGGGGCTGGTCGGGAACTGCGGCATCTGGTACGGAGCCGCCTGCTGGGCGCCCATCCCCGCGAGCGCCTGCGAGAGCAGGTTGCCCATCGAGGCGACCCCCGAGGTCGGCCCGCCCGTCGGGGCCTGCCCCGCGGCCATCCCGAGCAGCCGCGGCGCCATCGCCCCGAACTGCTGGGCCTGGAAGTAGCGGTCGGGCTGGGACATCAGGTCGGTGCCGTACTTCGCGACGTCGAGCGCGTACCTGCGCTGCTGCTCGATCGCGGCCTGCTGCTGCTGCTGGGCGGTCAGCCCCAGCTGGCCCTGCTGGTAGGCGGCCTGGGCCTCGGCGCCGTACCGCCCCGTCGCCGCCTCGGCCTGCTGGTAGGCCGACTGGGCCTCCGCCGAGTAGCGGCGGGTCAGCATGTCGGGGATGCCGATCTGGAGCATCTCGTCGCGGCTGAGCCCGAGCTTGCCCTGCTCGATCGCGGCCTGGCTCTCGGCGGTGAAGCGGTCGATCAGCATCTTCGGGATGCCGACCTGCTGCATCTCGTCGCGGGCCTGCTGCAGCTGGCCCATCGAGTAGGCGTTCTGGCTCTGGGCCAGGTACTGCTTGGTCTGCAGCTCGCCCGCCGCGATCGCCTGGTTGGCCTGGGCGGTGAACTGGGCGATCTGCATCGTGGGGATGCCGACCCGCTCCATCTCCTGGCGGGCCTGCTCGAGCTGCCCGCGCTGGTACTCGCGGGTCGCCTCGATCTGGGCCCGCCTGTCGCCCGACTCCATCGCGGCGATCTTCATCTGGTTGGCGAGCGACTGCTGGTCGATCTTGTACTTCTGGGCGATCTGCTGGGCCTGGAGCGCGCCCGCCGACTCGTACATGCCCGTGAGGGCGGCCAGGCTCTGCGGGTCGTACGGGTTGTAGCTCACGACCTAGCCTCCCATCGGCGGCGGCGGCCCGGGCGGCGGGGGGCCGGCGGGCGGGGCGGGGGACGGCGGGACCGGGCCGGGCGGCGGGCCGATCGGCGGTCCCGGCGGCGGAGGCGGCGGGACGGGACGCGGCGGCATCCCCGGCGGCGGACCGGCCGGTAGCGGCCCCGGCGGACCACCCGGCGGACCCGGGACGTACGGCGACGGCGGCGCGGGCGGCTTCGGCTCGGGCTCCCGCCTGGCGGCCGCCCGGGCCAGCCGCTCGGCCTCGCGGACCTGCTCGTCCCACGAGACCGTCCCGAGCGTGTACAGGCCCTGGCGGTTGCGGTAGCGGAAGTGCGTGAGGTCCTCGGCGACGGCCCGCTCGACCTGGTCGGGCGGCAGGCCGGCGGCCCGGTGCTCGGCCGCCTTCTGCACGGCCAGCCGCCACATCGCCTCGTCGGTCGCCTCGGGGTGGGGCGTGTTCCAGGCCTTGACGCGGTCGGCCTCGGAGGCCGGCACCACCTCCACGCCCGTCGGCGGGCCCGCGTCGGCCGCCAGCGAGTCGCCCAGCCGGCCCATCAGGTCCTGGGCCACGGCGGCGTAGGCGTCCGCGAACGTCGACGGCAGGCTGCGCGGCGGCATCAGACCGGGCCGCCCTGGCCGCCGGGCGCGGCGCCGTTGGGGGCCGGCAGGCCGGGCCTGACCCCCATCCGCGCGGCCTGCATGGCGTCGGCGACGTTCGGGCCCTGCCCGACCGCGCCCTGGACGGTGGCGGCGATGCTCGAGCGCACGCCCGTCTGCACCCCGGACGGCCCCATCGGCGGGCCCGAGGCCGCGGCCTGGGCCATCCGCTGCGCCGCGGGGTCGACGGCCGCCGTGGGCGTGCCCTGCGGGCCGAGCAGCCCCTTCGCCTTGAGCTCGTCGGCCTGGGCCTTCTCCGTGTCGCCGCGCTTGCGCGCCACGTAGGCCGACAGCTCGAGGTTCTCGGGCGTCCCGGGCGTCATCACGGCGCGGTAGTAGATGATCTCGGCGATCTTGTAGGTGGTGTTGGTCTCGCCCGCGGCCTCGAGCACGTCGGCCACCGAGGCGTAGCCCCTGGTCGCCCTGTCCATGGTGACCGTGATGTTGGTCGGGTCGGGCTTCTGCCTCCACACGCAGCTGATCTTGTAGCTCTTGCCGACGTCGCGCTCGGTCAGCACGTACCGCTGGGCCACGAAGCGGCGGTTGCCGGGCGCGTCGGGCGGCAGCTCCTCGTTGGCGTCGAGCACGTACGGCACGTCGTAGGTCCGCATCACGGCGCAGAGGCACTCGAGCACCCAGCAGGCCAGGTCCTCGTAGCAGGCGAGCACCCCCCGCGGGATGTCGCCGTGGGCCGCCTCGATCAGGCCCGAGGCCAGGCTCATGGCGTGGCCCGAGGCGCCCGTGCCGGCGGGGCTCGAGGGGTCGGGCGCGGTCTGCTGGAGCTGCTGCTGCATCGCCAGCATCATCTGCGAGGCCGCGGGCCCGAGCGGCGGCGGCGCGTCGGGCACCACCCGCCCGGGGGCCGTCACCAGCTCGCCCGAGAGCGGCGGGTCGAACCGCTTCAGCCGCAGCTGGTTCTCGACCGTCTCGGTGTACGCCTCGGGCGGGACGGCCTCGCTCGGCTCGACCCAGGACCCCCTGAAGGCCGACCGCTCGGCGTGGTGGACCCCCGCCGCCAGCAGCCGCTCCAATGCCAGCACCAGGTCGGCGTAGGCGTCCATGAACGGGATCCCGACCCTGTCGGGGTCCGGGTCGCCGGTGTGGAGTCCGTGGTAGTAGCCCCACATCGGGGTGGTGATGCCGTACTGCTCCTCGAGGTTGATCAGGGCCGCCCGCTCCTCGTCGCCGCCCCCGTCGGCCGCGGGCACCCGCATGGTGGTGTCCCGGCCGCCGACCGAGTACGCCACGCACGGGACCAGCCGCTCGTCGTCCTCGTCCCAGAGCGTGAGGTAGGCCGTGTAGAGCCACAGCCGGCCGCCCTTGCCGAGCGTCGAGGGGCGGTCGCCCCTCGGGATCAGGGTCGCGTTCTCGCCGCTCAGGCAGTCCGAGCGGTAGCCGCGGCCGAGCAGCTCCTCGCGGGTGAAGAGGCGCCGCACGACCAGCCCCCGCGCCTCCCAGCGGCGGCCGCGGGTGCCGCGGACCAGGATCGGGGCGCAGTCGGTCGGGTCGATCAGGTCGATCGTGACGTACTGCTGGGAGGCCAGCCAGTCCTCGCGGTCCCTGTCGTAGGCCAGGCGCGAGCGGGCGGCGTCGCGGCCCCCGTAGCCCTCCTGGTCCGGGGTCCGGTCCTTCGCGTCGAAGGCGTAGCCCTGCTCGGAGTAGGTCGGGCAGGCCGCCCAGTCGCACTCGGCGGGCATGACCGCCACGCCCCACTCGCCGTCCTGGGTCGCCTTGCCGAACAGGTCGGCCGCGTCGACCAGCCCCTCGAGGGTCGCCTTCATGACCGTCTCGATCTCGTCGGCGTTGTCGGTGGCGACGGGCCGGCCGTAGCGGGTCAGCTCGGGCGTGCCGTACTGCGAGGCCATGCTGTTGGTCATGGTGACGGCCATCAGCCGCTGCGGCAGGGCGAAGCCCGCGTCCGAGAGGGTGCGGAGCTCCTTGTTGGCGACGTCGCGGGCCCAGCGGATCCGCTTGCGCGACTGCGGGAAGCGGGCCTCGGTGTCGCGCCAGAGCGCGGTCAGCTGGCCGCCCGTCGGCGGGCTGTCGAGGGAGATCGGGGCCGAGGTTGCCGGCGGCATCTCAGGACGACCTCGCGGGTACCCATGGGGACCGGGGACCCGCTTCGCGGGTGGTCCCCATGGGAGCCCTCAGGCCGTACAGCCGCGCCCGCAGCAGCCCGGGCGGGTCGGGCGCGAAGGCCAGCATCAGCGCCTCGGCCCGGTCGGGCGAGCGGACCCCGCGCCTGGCCGCCTCGGCCTTGCCCTCGATCTTGACGCGGCCCCTCGAGTCGTGCTCGTACTTCAGGCCCGCCAGCTGGGCCAGCGTGGCCCTGTCGACCAGGGACGCGATCGCGCCCTGGGCGAACCGCTCCCTGAGCGCCCAGTAGTACTCGGCCTTCAGGTTCGAGAACCGCTCGCGGGCGGCATCGGTGGTCGGCGAGCTGCCGACGTTGACGTCGCGCACCTCCAGCTCGGCGTCCTCGAGGTGGCGCGCCATGTAGTGGCCGAGCCCGGCCGAGTCGACGCAGACGTGCCCCAGGCCCGCGTGCCGCCACGGCCCGAGCGCGGCCAGGACCGGGCCCCTGGCGTCGGGCTCGCGGAACGCGTACATCGCGACGACCGCGTCGCCGCGGCGGAGGTAGAGCACCGTCTCGGCCTCGCCGGGCCCCGCCACGTCGAGCCCGCCGACCACGGCCAGCCCGGCCTCGTCGGGCCTGGCCGCCCTGGACCTGGCCGCCTCGAGGTGGCGCCACTCGATCAGGGCGCCGGCCTCGTCGGCGATGAACTCGGCGTCCAGCTCCTGGCGGGCGAGCTCGCCCGCGTACTGCGAGCGGAGCGAGGCCACGAAGTCGCGCGCCACGAACGGGTTCGAGGCGGTCGACGCCCTGTGGACCGAGGTCTCGTCGGTCGCTCCCACGACGAACGTCTCGTAGACCCAGTTCATCCCCTTGGGGGTGGTCGTCAGCCAGGCCTCGCCGAGCACGCCGTGCTGGCGGAGCCGCCCGATCACGATCGGCCAGGTCTCGGGGTGGCAGAGCGCGGCCTCGTCGATCCAGGCCCAGGACGCGTTCGGGCCCCTGAGCCGCTCGGGGTCGTCGGCCGACCTGAACAGGACCTCGTCGCCCGTGGAGAGGACCAGCCGCATCTCGTTGGCGACCACCCGCTCCACCAGCGGCCCCCAGACCTGGATGGCGGTCCGCCAGGTCGCATCCCTGAGCATCGGGTACGACGGCGAGACGACCAGCCCGAGCGATGGGCTCGTGCGGCCGAACCGGCGCAGCGCCCTGACGGCGCCCGCGTAGCTCTTGCCGGAGCCGACCCCGCCGACGAACAACGTGTAGCGGGCGGGGTCGTCGACGAACGCCCGCTGCGTCCTGGACAGGGCCAGCGCGTACGGGGCGTCAGTCCTGGTCGGGGACTCGATCATCGACCGTCTCGATCACGATCCTGAGCGGCGAGCCGCCCTCGCCCGCGTGCTCGTGCCTGGTCGGCCGCGGCGTCCAGACCCCGCACACCTCGGCCAGCCACTGCATGTGCGGCAGGCTGCCGGCCTCGGCCTGTTTGACCTGGGCCAGCAGGGCCGCGGGCAGCCGAGAGAGCACGTAGCGCAGCGCCAGCGCGTAGACCGCCTCGTGCCATCCCGGCAGCCTCTTCCAGGTCGAGAGGGTGGCGGGGTCGCGCTCCAGCTGCTCGGCCAGCGCCCGCTGCGAGCGGGGCTCGCGGATGCTCGGCGGCAGCGCAAGCCAGGCCTGGAACGCCAACTGGTCGGGGCTCCAGGTGTTCGCGCCGGTTTGCGCAACCTGTGAGGTGTTGTGCCGAGGCTCCTCCACGTCAGCCCTTCTTCGACGTGGGCTTCTCGGCCCGAGCCGCGGCACGGCGGGCGTCGGCGGCGAACTCCCGCGGCGTATGGCGCGCCCCCGTCTCGACGTTGACGGCCTCGTCGACGGCGCCGCCCTTGCCGGGCTTGAAATGGAGCCGCACGGGGCCCTTCGAGGTCTCGACCGTGCGGTAGCGCCCGCCCTTCGACACCGGCATCACGACCTCCCCGCGGGGCCCCGACGGCCCCGTCTACGGCAGCGCCAGGGCGCCGCCCTGCACCAGCTTCAGCAACGCCAGCAGGATGACGATGACGGCGATCGCGCCGACCACGTAGCGGGCCGGGGTAGAGAGCTCGGGGAAGAACCGCCCGACCGCCCAGAGCAGCAGGCCGGCCACCACGACCACGACCACCAGCCAGATCAGCAGGACGATGAGCGCCGCGACCATCCGCCCGTCCCCCGCCAGGAGCCTACGAATCGTAGGCCCATCACCGCGCGTCGACTACCGATCGAAGCCCATCGTAGCACGTCGGCGGGGATTCTGCGACGGCGGACTAGCGCACGACCGCGAACACCCGCTCGGCGGGGGCTCGGAGCGGCTTGTCGTCGGGGCCCTTGATGTACGGCAGGATGAACACGGGGCGGTACTGCCGGCAGGGCGTAGATCGCCGCGTCCGCGAGCGTCACGGTGCCCCTCCGGCCTCGCCGTGCGCGGCGTAGAGCGCCCGCTCGGTGCGCTCGGGGTCGTCGGGCCACGGCCAGTAGCCGGCAGATACCAGCAGGCGGCAGGCGTCGGCGTCGTCGAGCTCCAGCGCCTCGGCCAGCAGCCTGGCCGTCTCGGCGGTCGGGCGGTGCTGGCCGTCCTCCAGCCGGTGCACGGCGCCGGCCGTGACGCCCGCCCGGTGCGCGAGCTCGTTCTGCGAGAGCACCCGCTCGACCAGCCGGCTGGACGGGTTGCCGGGCTGGATCGGCGCGACCATCGTCCTGGCCTGCCTGAGCCGCCGCAGCATCGCGCCGAACGCCTCGCTCATCGCACGACCCGCAGCCGCCGCGCGAGCACGACGCAGGGCGTGCCGTCGTCGAACACGACGAGCTGGTTGCGCGGGCGCAGCCCGACCACGCAGCGGCCGTCGCCCCGCCGGACCGGGTTGCAGCGCCGCCCGACCAGCGACGGGTCGGTCAGGCGGTCGCCGAGGTAGACGTAGCGGAACGACTCACGCATCGTGCACCCCCGACAAGAGCAGCGCCAGCTCGGCCAGCGTCCTCGGCAATTCCTCGCAGCGCTCGGCGAGCTCGGCCGAGCACGCCTTGCGCTCCCGCCAGCCGTCGTGCTCGGCCGGCCAGCGGATCCAGCCCCGGTCGCTGAAGTTGGCGACGTAGTGGTAGCCGTCGGGGTCGGCAAAAACCAGCACGTCCTGATGCTCGATCACGTCGGCCTCCGTTCGAGCGCGACCAGCCAGCCGGCCGGGATCGAGCCCTTGAACAGCCACCAGCGCGACGGGTCGCTGCCCGTCCCGAGCGCGGCGAACCGCTCGGCCGTCTCGGCCGAGTAGCCGAACTCGGCGGCCGCGCGGTCCCAGCGATGGAGGCGGTGCAGCTCTTCGAGCGGGACCAGCACCACGAAGCGGCACTCGGTCCGGTCGCAGTCGATGCTCTCGCGCGTCGCCCAGCCCTGCTGCCAGCCGTCGTCGGAGGTCAGCCACTGCCAGCCGGGCGCCATGCCGCGCAGGGCCTGGCCATCGGCGCTCGGGATCGGGACGCCGCCCCTCGTGATGCCGCCGGCGAGCCGGATCTCGGCGGCGTGGTGGAGCGCCGTGTAGTGGTACAGCCGTCGTCCGTTCATCGCGCCAGCACCTTTTCAATCGTGGCCCAATCGCTCGGGCGCCAGATGTAGGCTTCCTGATCGCAGGCGCGCAGCTCGCGGTGCCAGTCGCGCTGGTCGTCGGTCACCGGCGTGCGCTGCGCCTTGAGCTCGGCGAAGACGACGCGCGGCCGGCGCACCAGCACCAGGTCCGGGAAGCCGGCGGCCGAGCCCTCCGAGCGCAGCGTGTGGTACACCCGCCAATGAAAGAGCTCAGCCAGCCGGACGACCTGCGCCATGAAGGCGCGCTCGCTGAGGCGCGGCGGCGCGGCGAGGAACGTCATCAGATCGCCACCGACAGGTCCGCGATGTCTTCGAGCGCGCGGCGGACGCTCCGCTCGATCACCTTCGCCTCGGCGGCGCTGATCTGGCCCGTCGAGACAAGCCAGTTGATGAGCGGCTTCTGGGCACCCTCGTACGATAGGCGGAGCAGCGTCGCAGCACTCTTGTAGCGCGGCAGGACGAACGGAGCCGCCTGCTTTACGGTCTGGACGAAGCGATAGCCACGCCGCCCCGACACGAGCGCCCACTCCCGGCTCGGCGTGTAGTTGCCGCGTCCCCAGTTGATGCCGGCCGAGCGCTGATGCTCCGACACGTCCGCGATGGCCTGAAGCGCCTTGCCGGTGATCCAGACCTCTTCGTCGGCGCCGCAGTAGGGTATGTGCGGCAGCATCCGCTCGAACCAACCTTTACGGGATTTCTCGCTACCCATGTGATTGGCCACGGCCACCTCCCGACAACACGTCGCCCAGGAACGTATCGAGGTCGCTCTTGCCGGCCGCCGCATACCCGTCGAGCACGTCGAGCACCGCGCGCAGACGGTCAGCGGCTTGCCGCACCCAGAACAGCCGATCCTCGGTGATCGGACCGCCGCGACGGAGCAGGTCGCCAATCTCTTTCGCGACGCGCTCCGAATCGCGGGCGTAGCGGTCGCAGACGCCCATCAGGTCGGCGATGGCCGACTCTTGCTCGTGGTGGCGCATCACGGGGTCAGCCGCCGCCATACGCTCGCGCCGCTCCTCGCGGACCCGCTCGGCGCGATGTTCCAGTCCGGAGATGGCACGGCTCACGGGACTCCCGACCTCGGAGGCTTCCTCAACCACGGCCGAATCAGCAGCGAGTTGCCTGAACACCTCACGGCGTGTCTCAGGCGCGGCGTCAATCGTCACGTACCGGACGCTGGCCGCTTCCTGCACTTCGCCGAGGGTCTTGCCGACATCCTGCTCAACCGCCTCGGCAAAGGAAGGTCTATCAGTAACTGATAGACTTCCCCAGCGCCGCCAGAGCTTCTTGTAGCGCGCTCCGGTGGGCTGACTGAATCGCTTGCCGGTTCCGTCACGGATATCGGCGCACCATTGTGCCATCGTCACACGCTCGGGATCACGTGGCGCATCCAGATCATACGTACTCTCGGCGGTCAGTCGAGCAACTTCCCAGTTCCCCTTCTCAGCACCATCAAATGCACTCACAGCCGCCCGAACGTTGTCCCGGTATGTCATGCGTCAGCCTCCATATGCTCTTCACACAGATAGGCCATGCTCTTTCGGAGGGACTCGCGGTCATCGCCATCCGCCGGAAACAGATGGATATATCCACCACTCGCATGCACCATGGCCTCGGCCCATACCTCCAACTCCCCGGCCGTCTCAGCCGTAATCTCAACGGGCCCGAGCCAGAGCGTGCCGTACTTGCATTCCATCTGGCCGTTCCCCACGGCGATCACGCGTCGTGAGCCGCCAGAAAAATCAACGCCCCACTTCCACGCCCCGGGCCAGTTCGGATGGCCGACCATTGACGGAAAACCGGCGCGTTCTTCTGGGCCATCCATGCTTGAATCTCCCCTCACACGATCACCGCCGCTGCACCGGCGTCGTCGCCGGCGTCGCAGAGCGCCCTGGCCACCAGTCCGCGAAAGCGCCCGAGGCCCTGGCCCGGCGGCGCCCTGAGCCGGAGCCCGCCGTCGGCTCCCCGGCCGGCCACGTCGAGCCTGTCGAGCAGCTCGGCATTGGCCGCGTTGAGGTCGCGTTTCGCCAGCAGCCTGGCGGTCTCCCAGACCGCGCGGTCGGCGTGGCTCGGCGGGCTGAGCACCTCCGGCGGCGCCGGCGGGGCAGAGCTCTCACCCACCTGGGGAGGCCCGACGAAGTCGGGAGGGGCCCCAGAGTTGGGATCCCGGCCCCGCCGGCGCCGTTGATTCCGCATCCCCGATCCCCCCGCGTCCGATCCCTCCCCCTGCCCCGCTTGCGGGGAAGGGGGTCGGGGGGTAGGGGTCGGTTGGTCCGGTCCGGTTGGTTGGTTGGTTGGTCCGGTTGGTTGGTCCGGTAGCCCCACACATTTCGACTTTTGCGCGGCACGTGCACCGGACGTGCCGGCCACGTGCGCGAACGCGCCGTCGTCGTGGCCGTTCCTCGCGGCCCGCGCCTTGCGCATCCGCTCGCGGTTGGCGAGCCGCCGCGC